GAGACCGATTCAAAGCGGAACAATTCGTTGATTTTGATTAGAGAGGAGATTTGAACATGAGCGGTTTTTGCAGATGGTACGTAAAAGACATGGAGGATGTGACGGAACACGAACAGGAACAGTGCGAGGAGAACGGTCAAGACTGTCGTGAATGTCCGGATTTAGCAATAAAGGAACAGGAGGCAGCAGGACATGAACAATACAATACAGATTCTTGAATTATTCGGGGGAATTGGTTCGCCTCGATGTGCCTTGAGAAATTTGAACATCCCAACAAAAGCAATCGACTATGTGGAGATCAATGAAAAAGCAGTCCGGTCATACAATTCGATGTTCCGTGAGGAATTAGAATATAAAACACAGACGGTCGTCGGATGGAATCTGAAACCGGATATTTTGATTCATGGTTCGCCTTGTCAAGACATGAGCATCGCAGGACATCAAGGGAAAGCGACAGGAGACGGAAGAATCAACAGAGGGAAAGGTTCAGACGAGGGGAGCGGAACACGTTCCTCTCTCATGTGGGAGACAATACATATCATTGAGAATATGGGAGAATGGCGACCTCGTTATGTGATATGGGAAAACGTGAAGAATGTGAAATCAAAGTACATGAGACCGAATTTCGACAGATACATGGTCGAGATGGAAAAACTGGGGTACACGAATAATTATGCGGTTTTAGATGCAAGAGAGTTCGGATTGCCACAAGCGAGAGAAAGAGTGTTCACGATTTCTGTTCTGAACGGTGAAAAATTTGAGTTCGATGACCTCATAAGGACACCGATGCGAAACCTGCAAGAGTTCCTTGAGGATGACGTTCCGGACATCTACGATGTGACACAACCGTCTGTCCTTGCATGTATCGGAGAAAAAGGAATACGGAGAGCGACGGTCATCAAAGATTGTGCATATACAATCACAACAAGGCAAGACCGGACACCTGCACAGGTCATCGACCGAGGAGATGGACGGTATCGGTATTTGACAGAGCGTGAGTGTTGGAGATTGATGGGATATTCAGACGAGGATTTTGACAGGGCGAAAGCAGTTCAAGAAAGAAACGGGAAATACTACAAGGCTTTATATGACCAAGCAGGGAACAGCATCGCAGTTCCGATATTTGAGAGCATATTCAGAAAGATAATTTTGCAGGAGGTCGCATGAGAGCGACAGAAAGAGAGGATTGAACATGGGAAACATCATCAACACAGCACCGTGTCGATTCTGCGGACAGATGGTGCAGATTGACAGCGAGGAGAAACTGACAGAGCCACAGGCAGAGGAAAAAGCGACAATGTCCTGCACCTGCGAACAGGCGGTTGAGTATCAGAAAGAGAAACAGAGGAAAGAAAAGGCGATGCAGAACGTCGCTGCATTGTTCGGAGAGGCAGCAGCACCGGAAAAGAGATGCAGTGAGGGCATCGTGAATATTCTCAAGGCAGCAGTTGAGGAGATATACACCGGAGGACTGGCAAAGGTCACTCTGAACCTCCGAGGCGGGGTCAAAGCATCTATATCGCAGAATAGCAAAGGCGAGATAAACGTCGAGCGTACAGAGACCAAAAAGCAGAAATTAACAGAATAGGGGAGCGGGTGCGTGTGACCGAAAGAGAGATATGCGGGTCATTCCGGAGAGCAGAGAATCAAAAGCAACAGATTCAGATTTTGACGGAACTGACCTGCAAGAGTAAATATCAGATAATCGGTATATTGCTGCGGAATGGCGAGAAAGTACCGAAAAGCATTGAAAACCAGTTATACAAGAGACTGGACGCACTCGACGCACAGATTTTCGAGTGTGAAATGGAATACAAAGAAATCGTGACCGCATTGACGGGAGAAAACAGGAGGAAAGAAGATGGCAACAGGATTCAGCGTCATGGACGCACTGAACAAGAACAGCAAGGCAGGAGTTGACGAATCACCGAGAGCGAGATTCCGGACAAAGGACATTTCAATTTTCAAGATGTACCGGAACAAACTCAATTTCTACGATTTGGAAGATATTGAGGAACTGGCAGGAGACATCCTCATGTATGGTCTCAAACAGAATCTTGAGGTTGTATTTGAGCCGAATGAGCAGGGTGAATATAGAATCGTCGCAGGTGAGAGACGGTGGCTTGCACTCAAGCACCTTGTCGAGCAGGGATATAAAGATTTTGAGATTGCGACCTGCAAACTGACCACACCGCAGGACGAGGACGAGGAGCAGGTGGAAATCATCATCGCAAACGCATACCGGACAAAGTCTCTCAAGGATGTCATCGAGGAGGAACAGCGTCTCAAAGCGTGTCTTGAGCGTATGAAAACGGATGGAAAGAAAATCAAAGGATATGACCTCCAGTCCGGTCGCCTCCGTGATGTCATCGCCTCAATGCTCAAGATGTCAAAGACCAAGATCGCACAGATTGAGAGCGTCAACAACAATCTGATTCCGGAGTTTCGAGAGGAACTCAACAACGAGCGTCTCACATTCTCCGCAGCGTATGAGTTGAGTGGGATGCCTCCGGAGATGCAGCAGGAGGCACTTGCAAAGTACAAGGAAAACGGAGAATTGTCCTATACGGAAATTAAGGACATGAAATCACCGCAGAAACCGGAACAGGAGCAGGATGCAGCGGGGCAGCAGGACACCGTGTCAGATTCAGACACAGCAGGGCAGCAGTTATCCGAAAACAGCATGAATCCTCCGGAGGAAAAGAAAGCGGGCGACGATTATGAGACACCGCATCCGGAGGGAATCACATCAATCTGTTATTCTTGCACCGAATACGAGACCTGCAACGTAAAGACCGGAACATGTACCTCATGCGACCAGTACAAGAACCGTGCAGAGGCATACAAGACAGACGAGCAGAGATATAACGAGGAGCAGGATGCAATCGACCGTGAAACGAAAAAGAAACTCCGTGAACAGGCAGAGGAGGAGAAGATGAACAACCTCCCGTCAGACACACAGGAGAACGGTCAGAAAGTGCATCACATTAAACTGGGAGCGACATTTTTTGAGGAGGTTGCATCCGGAGAAAAGACATTTGAACTCCGGAAGAATGACAGAGGCTATAAAAAAGGCGACATCCTTGAGATGATGGAGTTCAAGGACGGAAAGAACACAGGACGCACCGTGAGAGTGCTTGTGACATATATCCTTGAGGAGTTTGCAGGTCTTGAGGACGGATATTGCATCATGGCAACATCACTCATGAAAGAGGATGCTGAATGATGGCGGTGAAATAAGGAGGAAAAGGCAATGGATGACATCAGACGAGGAGAGATATTCTATATCGCACGAGGGGGGGCGACAAACGGGAGTGAACAATTTGCGGACAGACCCGCAGTTGTAGTCAGCAATGACGAGAACAACAAGCACTCCGGAGTGATTGAGGTTGTGTATATGACGACGCAACCGAAAACAGACCTCCCGACACATGTGACCGTCCGCAGTACCGGACGATTATCCACAGTATTGTGTGAACAGGTATCGTCAGTATCGACCGACCGTGTGAATAACTACATCGGGCAGGTATCGGAGCAGGAAATGAAAAACATCGACATCGCTCTCATGATTTCCTTACAGTTGAGCGGTGGAGGAAAGACATCAAAGCAGTACAATGAGACGATTCAGAAACAGCAGGAGGAAATTGAATACTATCGCAACAAAATTCAAGCGATGCAGCAGTCGTCAGAAGAAAAGAAAACCGAAAAACCACAGGAGGCAGCAGGAGAGACATCGGAGATTGTTGTGAGGCTTGAGACGGAGCGTGACACATACAAGGCATTATATGAGCAGTTATTCGAGAGGATGCTGAATGGAGGAACAGGAAAGTGAAAAAAGGGCAATTAAAAGCATTATTCATCGAGGCAAAGGGAACAGGTCAGAAATATATCGGTGTAATGATTCAGACAGAGGGCAGCAGTGAACCGGAGGTCATAATCAATCCGAAAGAGAATTTCAATGCAAAATTCGACTATTACATGGCAGCGTATGACGATGATTTGATTCTGATTGCAGCAAAAGGGAAAAAGGACATCAGAATCACGGGAGCAGCAGCGGGAGCATCGTTCGAGGACATCCAGTCACAACTCATTGATGAAAAAGCGTCATCCGGATGGAAAGAACAGATTGCGGATGCAGTGGACAGGGTTGTCGATAAGATGCTGAAAGAAACTCCTCCGGGAACGGAGGAGGAGAGACAGAACTGCGAGACCATGAGAGAGACAATCAAAGGAATGTTCCTCACGCAGAGACGCTCAAAGACACCGAGAATATTGACAGATACGAGGAATTGTTTGAAATCTGCATGAATGGAGATGATGCACAGTTCAAAAAGGGCATCACGGAATTGCAGAAAGCACAGAATGAGTATATTTTGCAGAAAGAGAGGGAAAACGGATGAACAAGGTCATTTTGATGGGTCGTCTCACGAGAGATCCGAATGTCAGATATTCACCGAGGAATAATTCACAGGAGGAAATGGCGATCGCACGATACACACTTGCGGTTGACCGCAGAGGAGCAAAAGACGGGCAGCAGTCAGCGGATTTCATTTCCTGTGTTGCGTTTGGACGAGATGGAGAGTTCGCAGAAAAATATCTCAAGCAGGGAACGAAAGTGGTTGTCACTGGACGGATTCAGACGGGGTCATATACGAACAGAGACGGTCAAAAGGTCTATACCACAGACGTGATTGTCGAGGAACAGGAATTTGCAGAGAGTAAGAAAGCAGCAGGGCAGCAGGACGGGAACAACGGAGGGTATTCGGATGCAGGTGACGGTTTTATGAATATTCCGGACGGAATCGACGAAGAACTCCCTTTCAATTAGGTGCGGAGGAGGATGGAGACATGGGATTCGTGGAAAAGGTGAAAAACGTCATTTCAAAACTGCGGGCAGCGGGAAAGACAGAGAAAGAGGTGTCTGAAATCATCGAACAGGCAGCAGAGGCAGCAACAGTCTTGAAAAAGACGGAATCTCCGGAACATCCGGAGAAAATCAAGGCAGCAGGAGGAGAAAACCTGCAAGATGCTCTTTTGAAAGTGGGAATCAGTGCAAAAGAGGCATTGACCGCATTTGAGAGCATATACAGACCGAGGAGACAGGAAAAGTCGAATAATTGGAGGAAATATCATGGATTGCCTCTGAAAAGGTCAAAAGGAGGAAAACGACGTGGAGACAGAAAAAGAAATGACAGCAATTCAGAAAACACAGGTATATCTTGAGAATTATCGGGAAATAGAGCGATATATCAAGGATGCAATTTCGGAAGTATCACAGATTGACGATGTATCAAGATATAACATTTCGGCAGAGAAAGCGTTCCTCCAGTCCATCAGAGAGTGTAAGGCAGAGACGGTCATTCTGTTCGAGCACATGAAAAAGGCTCTTGCATCGCTGAAAGAGGATGCAGAGGCAGCAGGTGAGGGGTACAAGTACGACGCACTTGAGGCAGTATATATCAAGGGCAAGTCATACGAGGATATTGTGAGGGAGACAGGATGCGGAAAGAACTCACCGAAAAAGTGGTGCAGATCAATGACAGAACGTCTCTCAATCAAATTATTCGGTGCAAAAGCAATCGAAAATGACAAAATCGGAGTGAAATGAGAGTGAAAACGGGGTGAAATGAGGGTGATTTCGGGGGTAAAAAGTGGGTGAACAAAAGCAAATATAAACGTGCTAATATGATAGCGTGAACAGTTGAGTGAGCGATTGCAGAGATGCAGTCGCTTTTTTCTTGCCTGTTTGCCCTCCTGTTATATGCGGGCAGCAGGACACTATCATGTGCGATGTATGCCCGCCTCTTGAAAGGCATGAGAGGCAGCAGGAGACCGATGGACAGAGAGGAGTGAGCAGTGTGTTATTGAAAGCATGTAAGGGATGCGGTCGCCTTATCCCACAGGCATTGACCATGTGCGAGCAGTGCGAGGCAAGGCAGCAGTCAAGGCATGTGACATATAACAATACACGCAGAGACCCACGAGCAGCAGAGTTCTATCTGTCAAAGGAATGGCGGGAGTTGAGACCTGTCATCATGAGTGTGTATGAGTATGTGGATATATATGCTCTGTATGTTGAACACCAGTTGATAACACTGAAAGATTCAGACCCCATCCACCACATCATAGAACTTGAGGAGGACTGGGAGAAGAGGTTGAACCCATTGAACTTGATACCCTTGAGCCATCGGACACACAACACAATCACAGCACTATATAAACAGAGCAATGCAAGCATGAAAGCAACACAGACACAGTTGAGGTCGCTGATTGATTACCATTTCAAAGAGGCAGGGGGATATGAAAAAGTTTTATGTGACCGTTTCTTAGTCGCACCCCCTCTTTTCTTTGGAGAAAACTCCCCACGAGAAAATCAAGACGCAGGGGAGTGACGAAAGGGTGTCAGAATGTGACACGAAACTCGTGAACACTGGACGGAAAGGGGGTTGATGCTGCATGGCAGGACAGAGACAACCGACCGATTTGGTGGTCATGAAAGGGAAAAAACACCTCACAAAAGCAGAGATTGAGGCGAGAAAAAATGCAGAGGTGGTCGCCCCGAACGACAAAGTCAAGCCTCCGGCATATTTGACACCAGAACAGAAAAAGAAATTCCGGAAATTGTCAAAAGAATTGCTTGAAATCAAACTTATTGCGAATGTGGATTGTGATGCACTGGCGAGATTGCTGATTGCACAAGACCAATACATCGAGATAACGGACAAAATCAGAGAAACTCCGTTGATGGTAGATGTTCCGGTCTATGAGATGCAGGAGAATCCGGACACAGGAGAAAAGGAACGTGTACAGGTCGGAACACGAGAGGTTGTGAACGGTGAGAGAGAGCGTCTCATGATTATACAAGACCGCTGCATGAAACAGTGTCGGCAGGGGGCATCGGATTTCGGAATGACGGTCAGCAGTCGGTGTCGGTTGGTAGTTCCGAAAGCAAAGGAAACAAAACCGGAGAACAAATTCGCCAAGTATGCGAGTTCATAAATGACAGCAGGGGCAACAGTGACCGACCGTTGCACACAATACGCTCTTGATGTCGTTGCAGGTGTCATCATTGCAGGTGAATATGTCAAACTGGCATGTCAAAGGCATCTTGACGACCTTGAAAAAGCAAAAGCAGCACCATACAGATTCTATTTCGACGTTGAAAAGTCCGAGGAAATCATCAATTTTGCGGAAGAATTAACGATCGCAGAGGGTGACGAACAGGAGA